GAACGGATAATCAGTCCTGGCGAACGTGGCCCATGCGCCCGGCCCTGGGTCGAGGATGTCGAGAGTCCGGTCGATCTGTCGCGGCATTGTCTCCCCCGGCATCAGGAGCGGGTCGGACAGCACGTCGTAGCCCAGGTACTGCAGGGCCGCGGCCTCGGTCGTCAGCTCGATGTTGTCGACAACCTGCATCGTCACGCTGTAGCGGGATGCCCGGACCTTCTCCGGGTGATCGTCACGGCGGGCCTGGCTGGCCATCCTGGCCATGCGCAGGGGCATCACGGACGCGCCGGCAGGGTACTCCAGCGTGGTCGGCTCGGCCAAGGCCAGGGAGTCGGCGGCCACCGTATCGACCTCGACGACCTCGTAGGCCGTGGGCGACGAGTGGATGATGGCCAGGCCCCCGTCCCGGAAGTCGGCCGCCGTGGTGTCGATGGGGATGGACGAGGAGGCGGCCGGAAGCATTGCGGCCGACTTGACTGCCTCATGCCAGCATGGCCAGCCCCATTCGCGGTGTTGCCACGCAGCAAGGGCTACACGAGCCTTCGAGAGTTGTGTCGGGTCATCGAGCAGAATGGACACTTCGAAGCTCTGACGCGGCTCCTGACGCACACGGATGCGCTGCTCAGTGCCGTCATGGGCCTCGATGATGTCCGTCAGCCACTCAAGGCTTTCGGTCATCCCGACGAGCGGGCGCCAGGGCCAGACGACGAAGTCCGTCATCTATGCACCAATCTCCGCGCGCTGACGGGGTTTCTTTTCAGCGCTTCCGCGACGGCTTCAATGAGGGCACTGCTTGCGGATTTGCTGGCCATCTGCACGACAACCTTGACCTCTGGACGACAACTTCCTTTTTCACAACACATGGAGAACCTCCCTTGGTTACAGCCCCAACATGCGACGAACCGCTGACGTGTTTCGCCTGATATGGTTAAAAATGACCTGTTCGCCCTCGGACCCGGAAAGCTCATTCGCGATGGCTCCCTTGCCGATGGCGTTGACCACCTTCGTGCCGCGCTGGTTTCGGGTGGCGGCTGTGAGTTCGCGCAGGAGGGAAGCGGTCTCGGCGTCGCCGCCGGACTTGACGCCCAGGACGCCGTCAGGGCCACGCCGCAGCGGCATGATGGCCTCCGGTCCAGCCTCTGCGAAGATGCCAGCACCGCGTGCGAACGCGAACATCTGCGGAGAATGGTAGACGCCGCCAGAGTAAGCCGACAGGCTGGGCGAGTCGTAGACGCCGCCCATGGCGTTGCGCGAGAACATGCTAGAGAGCGTCCCTGCCACGCCAGCCGATCCGGCAGCCGAAGACATGGACGATCCGCCTCCGCCGAGCGCCGACATACCAACGGAGAGGAGCCCACCGAGCCAGTTGTAGGACTCCTGGGCCATGCCGCGGAAGGCCAACCGCGCGATCTCCGCGTTGATGCTCGTCACGAGGTCGGAGAATTCAAGTTTCCCGGTCTTCACGAACTCGACAACCACGTCCTCCAGCCCTTCGAAGGCCATGGTCATCACGTCTTCGACGTTCTGCGCCGCGTTGGTCGCGCTGTCCGTGTAGGCTTGCAGTGCGCGGGTTGCACCGTCCTGCCAGTCGCGGGAGACGGCGAGTTTTTCCTGGGCTACCCACTGGGCAACAGCGATCTCGTCGGCTCCAGCCGCGCGGAAAATTGCGGCCTGCTTGTCGATCTCCTCTTTCTTGAATTCCGTCTCGCCAACCACGATTGCGCGGTAGCGGTCCGAGAAGTCGAGCAGGACCTCCTCGTTCTTCTTGCGGTCGTCCTCGGCCTTCTTGATGAGGTCGGCGTACTGCTTGTCGACGTCGCTGAAGTAGTCTTCGAGTTCCTTGTTGACGGACTTTCCGCGGGTGATCTCGGCCTCTTCACGGCGCAGCGCGATCCACTTTACAAGAAGAGGATTAAGATCAAGCATCGCTGCTTGCTGTTCATGCAATACTTGCGCGTATCTTTCTGCTGATTCTACACTATCGAACATCCCAAGATGCTTTCCAGTCTTATTAAACTCTAATATAGCCGCTTCTTCGCTTAATATTCTTCCAGCCTCGCTTACAGTCGGGATTAAGACCTCAAGCCCGTCAATATTTATAGACATCGATTTGACGGTACTTATCGAGCCGTCTTCATTTTTAGCCATCGGCCTATTTAAAATATCAATATTTCCTGGGGTTACTAGCCCGCTGATCGAACGCATTTCTTTGAGCTTGCTCATGAATACATTAGCAGATTGAGAAGAATTTCCAATCTCCTTGGCGAGCTTCGCGAACTCCTGGTCAATCTGGTAGAGTTCGAAGTCGGCGGCAGACATGGAGAGTTTCGCGATATCGCTGTTGATCCGCGCCATGGAGGACTCAAGCGCCTTGGAGCCGGAACCGGCCGCCTTCTTGTCCAGTGCCGCAATGGTGTCCGCATACTTCTTCAAGACGGCATTGCGCTCTTCCTGATTGCGGGCGAACTCAAGATGCGTGTCGCGCTCGACCTCGGCTTTCTGGCGGGCCGTCTGGATGTACTCCAACATCTTCTTGCGGCCTTCGTCGATGACCTCAAGCGATGCAGCCCCGCGCTCGTCGGCGAACATGAGCCCCTTATCCTTGGAGAGCCACGAATCAATGGCTGAGGGCTTATTGAGTTCATCCAGGGCGGTGCGCAACGCAGCAACCTGCGCCCGCGCGTTCTTGATGACTTCAGCGCGCTTGGCGACCTGATCGCCTCCGAATCCGGTTCCGGCCGTCCAGACCTTTGCGTCTGGGCTGATCTCAAGCTGCGTGAGCTGATACTGCGCGGCTTCGAGTTGCTGGCTCATCTTTTCGCGCGGCGACGGGCCGGCAATGCGGCGGTTCATTTGGTCGATGAGCCCGCGCAACGAGTTTGTCGCAACGACGAACGCGTCGGAATTGAATAGGTTCGTCTTCAGGTCAGTCCACGAATCGGAAAGTCTATTCACCGCGGCGCGCGCAGAGTTCAGTGCGGCGTCATTCGCGGCCGCAGCGTACATGCGCTGCATCTCCTGCGTCATGGCCGGGATGACCTCAGACGCCAGGAGTTTTCCGTCCTTTGCGAGGGCGATGACTTCGGCACGAGTGACGCCCATGCCGCGGGCGGCAATGTTCAGGGCGCCAGGGAGGTTGTCGCCCAACTGGTTCTTCAACTCCTCCATCTGCACCTGGCCCTTCGACATCATGTCCGAGAATGCCTTGAAGGAAAGTTGCATGCGCTCGTTGGAGAGGCCGAGCACCGAGCCGGCCTGCGCCATGGCGAGGAAGAGTTGCCGCGCCTGTTCGCCCTCGAGGACGGTGTCGCGGGCAGAGGCTGAAATTTGCTTGTAGCTGTCGGCGATGCCGTAGAAACTCTGGCCGGTCGACAGGGCCGTCTGACGCACGAAGTCGAATTCGCGCGCTGCGTTCTGTGAGCTTCCAAAAATGGCCTTATAGGATCTGTCGAGGGAGTCGAACGCTATGCCAGCGTCGATGACGGCCCTACCGAACTCAATTATCTTCTGCGTGATCATCACGCCGGACAGGACGCCGAACGCGGCCGCAACTGTCTTGGCGCCGCCAGCAAGAACGGACATCCCGCCTGCAGCAGAGTTCGTATCGCTGACCACCTTGGCGATGCTGTCCTTGCTCACGCCCATCTGCTGGCCGAGCTTCTGGATCTCGACAGTCGTCAGGTTCGCCGCCTTGGCGATCTTGCGCAGGGACTGCTCCTGGGCGTTGGCCGCGCTCGTCTGCAAGAGCCGCGACTGCAACTTCCCGAACTCTGCCTCGGACAACCCGGTGAGACGCTGCAGTTTCCCCAGATCAACGCCAAGGCTTCCGAACTCCTTGCCGGTCAACTTCGAGGCGTTGGAGAGCGTGTTCAGGTCGCGGACGAGGCCGTTGATGGAGTTCTTGAGCTGGGCAGGGGAGAGGGCGTTATTCAGGGCATTGGACATGCCCTGAGCTTGCTGCGTGACAAGGTCTTTGGCCTCGCGCAACTCCTTTTTGAGCTGGGAGGCGTCGCCCCTGATTTCGACGTATATACCGGAGATTTTGGCCATGGCCTACCCCTGCTTCCTGAATTTTTCCACCGCGAACAGGATGCCCTTTTCGAGCGCTGGACGCAGGAATGGGTGAGGAGGGACGCGCTCGCCAGTCGGCAGGCCCAAGAGAATCTTGACGTGGCCATATTCGACGAGATGAGCGTGCGGCGCCCTGGCGACGACGATCCACCCGCCGTCCTCGAACTTGGACTTTTGCTTCTTGATGCGCTTGCGTAGGATCCCTGTCTTGTCCTGGAACGCTGACGTAATCTGCGCTTCGGCCTCGACGTAATCGGCAGTCGCCTCAAGGTTTCCGTCGATGGCTTTAAGGACGTCGGCAAGTTGAAGGTCGAGGCCTTCGATGTTTTTCAGGCTCACGTTTGCCGACATCAGCGCCATCTCATCCTCCAAAGATCCGGTCGAATTGGGCCTCGATTTCCTCGTCCGTCATTTCGCGCTCTGGCTCGGGCGGCCGCCGCATGAAGTCCATGGGCGTGAACGGCTCGGGCTTGGACTTCGTGTCGCGGTGGACGTTCGCCAGGAGTGAGCAGAGTAGCCCGTTGCGGCCTTCGTCCTGGTCGTCGCCCCATGGCTCGACTTGGAAATACTCCTCCCACTCCTTCAACTGCCGCATGGTCAGCAGCGGCAGCAGGTAATCCGGATGCGGATAGCCTAGATGGAGGGCGAGCCGGAAGGCGAAGACTCTTCCTGGCTCGCCTCGGAGTTTTTTTCGCCACCGTCAGCCGTCAGCATGCCGTTGAGCCGCATGGCCGCGCCGCCAAGGATGAACTGTGCGTCACGGGAGAGGTCCGCATAATCCGCCTCGGTCAGGAACGGCTTCCCGTCTGAGTCGACCACAGCAGCGGCAACGAGCGCAGGGATGAACGGCCTGTCGCCCGCATCGCCCTTGAAGGTTTCGAGCAACTTCAGGTACTCCACGGCGCCGATCTCCGTGACCATAACCTGGGCCTTGCCGACCTGGACGATTTCGCTCTTGCGTTTGGCCGCCCCCAGGAGGGCGGCCTTGTCGTTGATGATGCTCATAAACTAGCTCACCGTCACGGCGCCGTTGACCTGGATCTCGGCCTGTCCGGTCTGGATGGCGTTGACCGCCAGGACGGGGATGGTGGGCCACTTGGTAATCGTGCCGTTAAAGGTGCGCGTCTTGGAGGCCGTGGCGATCTTGAAGTCGGCGTTCTCGCTGGCCAGGAACTTGGCGAGACACGCGGCCTGGCCCGGGTCGGACTCCAGGACGTTGATGTCGAAGGTCAGCGTGCCCTGGTCGGGCAGTCCTGCCAGGTATTCCATGGCGTCGCTGTCCAGATCAGTGGCATCGAGTTTGGACACCGTGGCGTTCGACGGGTTGATTCCCTTCAACTCCTTGACCTGGGTCCAGGCAGCAGGGGTGGCCGTCGTATTACCGGCGTCGATGGTAATAGTCAGGCCGACGGTGTTGATGTCGATGGCGAACGTATCGTTCGTTGCGCCTGTCGCGTAGTTCTTCACGACGGCGGTCTTGCCGTTCAGCGTTGCTGCGCCCTCCCCGGTGAACCCGGCCAGCGTGACGAGGTCGCCGTTGGCAACTCCGGCGTGACCGGTGATGGCCAGGATGGTCGGAAAGCCGACCGTGACAGCCGTCAAGACTTCCGCAGCGGAGGCCGATCCGGCGATGTAGAGCTTCGCTCCTTTGGCGAGCTGTGCGTTGACAGACATGATTTCCTCCTAGTCCTCGGACCAGATGGTGAATTCGGTGATGACTTGGTAGTCCTTGACCACCTCGTTGTACTGGCCATCCATTTCGGACAGCATGACATTTGCCATGGAGGAGGCTTCCAGCGCCCCCCTGATACTCTTCACCAAGCCCTTGGCCTGGCCGTATGATTTTGCGATGATGTCGATCTGGAACCGCTTGGCGGTCAGGCCGGCGTAGGCGTCCAGGACGACCTCGGGTAACCCGACGATTTCCGTGAACACAATGTACGGATACGTAATCGTCGCCGACGTATTGACCACCGGCCAGCATCCGCCAGCAGCCAGTGGGGCAAGCAGCGCCTGGAGCGATGCCTCTGTCGTCACGCGCCACCTCCGACCTTGCGGATGTAGACCTCATGCTCCCGGGACAGTCCGTGGACGTTGGCCGGCTCGCCGACGATATCGTAGGCCACGTTGTTCCACACGATGCGCATGGCCGACGTGATGCCACTGACGAACCGATGGTTCACCCTGGCATCGGCCGTGGACTGCGACGCCATGGAGGCGACCAGATCCTTGCCGATGAGCGGGGCAACTGATGCCCGCACCGTGGCGAAGTCTGCCCACGTCTCGGTCACGCCGCCGTACTCGTCCAGGGCCTGCGTCTTGGACTGGTAGGTGATGACGTGGCGGAAACGCCCTGGGCGGATCCTCATACCGGGAACTCCCGAATGTGGCCGTCGATCAACCCGACGAGCTTTTCAAACGGATCGCCGTCGCGGTTGTCGTACTGCCAGGCGACGCAGGCCTTGATGTAGGTCTTGACCATCTCCGGGCAGTCGGCCTTGGCCGTCCCGGTCACGAACCGGACGACGACGGCGTTGACCTGTTCGCGCGTCTCTGGCCACTCCTCTTCGAAGGCAGGAACGAGCCTGGCAGGGTTGCTGACTGCATCCAGCTTGTAGTCGGCCGAGTCCATGGTCTGCTCGTCGCCGTCGGTGTCGATGTATTTCACCGACGTGATGGACTGCACCGGACCGGGGAGGAAGATCTCGCCGACAGTGCCTGGAAACGAGTCAAGGTACAGTTCAAGCGTCTGCGTGATCAGCCGCGTCCCGGTGCGGTTCTCGGTCTTCGCCGTCGCGGCCGTCAGTAGCGACGTCAGCAACGTGTCGTCGTCGTTGATCGACACGTTGGCGAACGCCTTGACCTCTGCGACGGTGACCGGCAGTTCGGCCGGCGGGGTGATGACCTTGATCGGCATGGACAGACCTCAAAGCGGCCCCCGATTTCGCAGGGGCCGCGCGGTTACTTCTTCTTGGCCTCGGGCTTCGCCTTGACCTCTTCTACTGGGGCCGGCCGATCAATGACCTTGCCGATCCCTTCCTTTTCCAGCATCTCGGCCCGCTCGTCGGAGACGGACACGATGTCATGGGTCATGTACCCGTTCCAGCGGGTCAGCAGCCTCACTTTCACTGGGGCCTCCATGGCTAGTCGGTGATCGCCGTCTTCTCGGAGCCGTAGCGCGGATCGGACAGGATATAGGTTGCTTCCGTGAGGTTCAGCGCGTTGCTCGCGGCTGTCTTGACCGTGATGCAGTCGAAGCCGTTCGCCACATCCAGGGACGCAGCGTCGATTTCGAAAGCAACGAGCTTGTGCTTCAGCGTCGAACTCGTGGTGTAGGCCACGGCAGCGGTCTGGGCGACCCAGGCGTCACTCGTGGCGGCGTCGGCCACCAGGTAGATGGGCACAGCGTTGGTGATGACCTTTGAGTCGGTGCCGGCGACGACCGTCGCCTGTTCGATGGTGATGGCCACCGGGTCGGCGTGGCCTTGGGCGATGTGAACGAGCACGGTGACGTGTCCGTAGTGCTTCAGGCTGACATAGTCGCCGGTGATGGCCGCCCCCGCCTGGGGGGCGATGGCCTCGACGATCTTGACTTTTTCAATCAGGTTCATGGTCGTCCCTCCTTAGCGGGCTTCCAGGGTGACGAACGGCGACAAGGTGTTACTGCCGTTCAGCGGGGTGATGGGGGCGTCGTGCATCGGCTGCCCGTTGTTGCGGACGATGAAGCGGAAGGCCATCTCGTCCGTGGTGAACTTCACGTGCATCGACTCGGCCTCTTCCACGCCGCCCTTGCGGACCAGCAGGTACTGGCTGAAGTCGCCCAGGACGATGTCCCACTTGGTCGCGAGCGTGCTGCAGAACTCGATGGGCACGATGGGCAGGCCCAGCAGCGCGCCGAACGGGGAGTTCGCGAACGAGCCGCCGGGGACATATACAGGGGTGTCGCCGATCTTCATCAGCGGGAACTGCGGCAGGCAGTCCTGGTTGATGAACCAGCAGGCCTTGCTGATGTCGCCCTTGAAACGGGCCAGCATCTTCACGACGTTCTCGGCCACGATGGTGCCGCTCT